GCACTGCTTGCTAGTTGATCTGCTCCTACTGCATCATCAGCTATTTTAGCTTGTGTTACAGCGTCATCTGCTATAGCTGCAGTATCTACCGCATCGTCAGCTAACTCACTAGCAGTAACAGAATTAGCTGCCATCTCAGAAGCTGTGATAGAGTTCTGAACTAGCTTACTATTCTCTATACTATAATTAGCTATCTTTGCATTTGTAACTGCTAAGTCTTTTATCTTATCAGTTGTAATAGTTTGATTCTGTTCTTCCTGAGCAGCATACAATACTTGTGTCTGGTTATTATTTAAATCACCAGCTTTAACTGCAGACCCAGCTGTATAGGTGGCTTTAGCTGCATCTACATCTGTATCACGGTATATCCTCATAGATACACCACTAGCAGGTATATTACCTGTAGTAAAGACTACAGTACCGCCACCAGTAGTACTGTAGTTTTCTATATTATAATGAGTACCTGATGTCTTTAATACAGTATTGACCTGTACTTTTATATCTGATACTTGATATGAAGGGAAAGAGAAAGTTTTATTATTATTCCCATCCCCTGTATAATCTACGAATGTTGTTGCCATGGTTATTTATACATATCGAGGAGGTCAGATCTAGTAAGTCCCTTACCAGTAGAAGGTACTAATTCTGCTGTTGTTTCTAACATTTCTCTTCTATCAGTTAATCCAGTTACTGTTGATCTCTTCAAATCTACAACTTCTTGTTGATCTCTAATTTCATTCCAAGCTAGCTTTCTAGCATTTGTAAACAATTCATTTAGAACTCTATTATGATAGAAATCAAATGGTTTGTAATTACCTCGTTCTCCTCTATTAATAACTGCATACATTTCATTTATAGATGCAATTATTTTAGGATCTTTAGCTAATTTATCTAACTCTGCTTGTAAGTTTTGATTACCTATGGCTTGTTGGAACATTGATCTGATTACAGGTGAATCTGATAAATCTAAAGTAGGATCAGTAGGTGAAGATAAAACTGACATTCTTAAAGGATAACCACTATCAAATAGTAATTGCCTACCAGCACTATGATCTAAATTAAATTGAATTGGAGATATAGCATTGAAAAATCTAGTTAAAGGATCATGGTCTCTTACTGGTTGACCATTTAATAAATCATACTTAATAGGTAATTGATTACCAGTAAGTGATTCTGATATTAAGTTTCTATTTCTCCAAGAATCAATAACACCAGAAGATAGTTCTCTAGTGTATGGTAGGAATAGTTTACCTAATTCATTTCTTAAACCAGCTAAAGGTATTTGATTATTTGTAAGATTACCTATAATTCTATTTGCTTGTCCTGGTCTACCAGCCATAAGATCAACAAGTTGTTGCATCCCTGCTAAATAAGACTTACTAGTAAATCCTTGAGCAGCAACAAGAGCTAATTTCATATATTCATCTTCAGTCCAAGTTTCACCCATTAATACACTAGCATCTCCAACGTCAGCTATAATAGCAAACATTTGGTTAAAAGGTTCGATAGAATCATATCCTACCCAAACATCACCTATTTTAATACTTCTAGGTACCCATTGAGCATCTAACCATGCTTGTCTTTGTGTTCTATTAACTGGACCGTTACCTGTTATATTACCTGATAGATATGAATATATACCCATACTTATAACTGCACTGCCCATAGCTAATCTACCTTTTTGTAAGGCTTGAGCATTAGCTAATTCTGCTGCATTCTTTATACCATACTGTGCAACTTCTTCTAGATTATCTGGTGTAGCTCTTGCTATACTATTAAATTCTTCAAGTAAGAAGTTTAAACCAGGAGTATGTTTAGCAGTTAAACTTAATCCATTTACACCTGTTCTAGCAAATTTAAAGAATGGTTGGATTAAAGGATACTTAACAAATAAATCATTCAACCCTTTAGATAATCCAGTTAAAGGTAATGTGAGAGTAACTTCTTTACGAGCAAATTGTGTAGCTTCATCTTTAATACCACCAACACCATCAAAGATATCATCATAGAAATCATCTTCATATTTTCTCAATAAAGCTGGTGTTATTTCTGGTATGTTTTTCCCAGCAGCTTCTAGTTCTAAAACATTACGTAATGCTTTTTCTCTCATCTTACCTCTACCAAGAATAAAGGCAAACGCATCATCAGTTGCTGCCATTAACTTAGTAGAATAAGTAAGGAAATTACTATTATTCATGCTTCTAGCCATGTTAGCTGCTTGAAACATAGCCTTTTCTGCATTAGTTGCTCTACCAGAATCTTCAGCCCATCTTCTTAATATCTCCCAGTTACTATCAGCTCTAGTAATTGTCATGTATCTAGAGTTAATATTAGCTACATCACCACTCCAATAACTATTTAACTTAGATTTAAATAAATCAAATGATTCAGGTATAGCTTGCATCATACCATTCAATGAAGCTAAGGCAGCTCTCATAGTTGTAGCATCACCATTGAATGGATAACTCATTGTAGCACCTAAAGCTGTAGCTAAAGGTCTTAAGAAAGTAGCAGTACTTGTACCCATTACAGCTCTTAATGGAGTTTTAGGACCACTAAGTATACTATGAGCCATGACACCTTCTAATTCTCTAATTAAGACACCTGTTTGACCGGGCTTATTGGGGTCAATTTTACCACCTTTAATCATCTTTCTAGCCCATCTATCAAAATCATCTAAGTTATGAACTGTATTCATTTGAGAAAACGCTTCATAAAGAGCTGTTAATAGCTCACCATCTTTATCTTTATTAGTAATATCTAATATAGTTGCAATGGTTTCTCGCGTTTCTATCATATCTTTTTCTAAAGCTGAAGCAGCTTCTTCTTTTAAAATATTCCTTGCTTGAATAGTAAGATCAGGATCTTGCATTGCTCTTAAGTTAGCAGAACCTGTCATACGGCTACGCTTTACTTCAGTTAATGCAAAAAGCATAGTATCTACAATTTGTTTAGTAGGACCATCTATATCATTAACATCTACTAAACCCATTAATTCTCTACCAGATATACCAGTATCTCTTAATTGATGTAATAGAGTACCTACAACTAAATCAACAGCTGCTACATTTTGTTCTAACCAAACTTCTTGTTCTCCAGTTACTCTTAAAATACCATCTTCATCTGGTTCTAAAATAGGTTGTTTTCTAGTTTGATCTAATAATTCTTTAAGATATTCTTCTGAAGACATAACACCAGCATTTCTACCTTGTGTGATAGATTGATGAAGAGCAACAGAATGTCCATAAAGTTGTTGTAAACTTATGTTATTTTTCTTTGCATATTCAACTGCGAATTTATATTTTTCAGAAGTTAATAATCTTCTTAAAACTTGATCAACTACTTTTGCAGATTCTTTTGATGATCTAGCAGCTCTTTCTCTTTGGACTGGAGTTGTTACACTACCAGTAGATCCATCTTCAGCTCCCCAATCATTTTTAATTCTTTGATTAGCTTCCCAAGCATCTCCTACATCTTGTTCTGATATATGAGCTCCTTGATGAGCATCTGCTACAGGTCTATTTTTATCTGCTCTGAATTCTGTTTCCAAAGCTCTTAATTGAGCTATAGCTGCATCATCAATTTGATTTTCTATACTAGTATTTCTATTTCGTATTTGATTAACTACACTACGTTTACCTTTACCTATAAGCATAGCAGCGCCATCAAAGACAACTCCTATACCCATACCTTCTGCAATGTTTTTAAATTTCAACATTATAGGATGGTCAGTTTCTCTAGTACTAAGAGGAGTATCTATAAAACCGTATTGATCACGTAATGTTCCTAATGCATTTTGTCCATCTGATTCTTTAGAAATCAAATCAGAAACAGCACCAATACCTGCAGCTCTAATCAGACCCCAATAACCTAAACTAGTAAGACCAGCAGGAATTGTAACAGGAGCAGTCTTAGCTGCTAATACAATACTTGCTGCCATTGTACCAAAATGTACAACACCTCTAGCTAATTGACCCCACCAAGTTTTAGTTATTATAGGATTTTCATAGTCTGTAAAAGGATGCCATTCTGGACGGTAATACCCTACTTCTTCTCTTTCTCTAGCCATTTCACCAGAAAGAGCATCAACTGTGCGTTCTGGAAATGTAGCAATAGACGAAGCAGTATCTTGGACACCACCTAATAGAATTGATTTACCTTCTTCTAACCATGCTTCTAGATCCCAGTTTTTATCAGTTCTGGGATCTTCTAATTGAATTGAATTTGATGGGTCACCTGGTTCACCTGGTCCGTCACCTTGAAGTGGAGGTTGGTTTGATGGAACTAATTCTTGTCGATTCTCAAAACTTGGCCCAGCATCTGGGTTACCAAGTATAACACTTTCCTGTGATTCTTGTGTTGACATATCTTTATGTTATTAATGTGGATGCTGGGTTTTCGATCATATACCTAGCCGCTGCTGGAGTTAAGAATTTTAAATCATTCATACCTTGTTTACCAACTTGTGCAATGTATTGTTGGTGTAACTCAGGTGGTATAGTAACTAATCTACGACTATTATTAGTTAATGTAGATAATTCAGAACCTTTATTAGCATTTAACCTTAGTTTTTCTTGTAAAAAGAGCAACTGAGTTTTAGCATCAAAAAGTGTATTTATCCCATTTACATTTAATGTATTTATAATTTCAAAAAAATTTTCATCTGTTATACCATATATACCTAATTGTTTAATTTTTGGATTATCAGCTAGTAAATCTAAAACTTCAAATAAAGTATATTGGCTTAAAGGTTTTTCTAGAAGATTGTTATTTTCAGGATCTATATAAGTAGAACCTACTAAAACAGCGTCGTATCCTCCATGTGCATCTATACCTTGAACCTTTGATGTGGTATGGAGAGCAGTTACAGCTGCATCTTGATCACCGTCACCAGTACTAATAATCTTTTCAGTTACTTCTACGTCATCTGGAATTGGAAATGCTCTTAATGTTCTACCAGGGGTATTAGATATAGTCAGTAAATCTTTTGCTGTTTCCGATAATAATTCTTCAGGTATTGGTTGATACTCTCCATCTAATAAATTTAGAGCTTTTAATCTAGCTTGAATTAATTGACGAGTATTTAAAACACTGTTGATACCATCAGGACCAGTTATTGTTATTCGTTTTTCTGCTAACCAATTATAATAATTATATCCATCAGAATTTACGTTATTTGTATTTAGATACTCTAAAGCATCTTGTAGTCTAGCACCAGTTTCACCAATCCACGGATCAGTAGATCTTAAAAGGGTTGTATCATTTTTTAAATTATCGCCATCGATTGCAACATCTTGACGTAAATCAGGAGTTGGACCTTGTGGATCATAAGGTACATCAAGTTGATAGTTTCCTTCTTGATGTTTTTTTATAAAACTTTCAGTAGCTTGATATGCATATTGGAAAGCTTCTTCAAATTCTTGGTTACCACCATCTGTACTTCTTGCATGGGTAAACGCCCGAGTAAAAATTCGTCTTAGATTATTTATTATATTCCTTTGCTTAACACTTGAATTTTTTTCATAGTCAATGTCTGGATCAACTTCTTTTGCAAATGCCTTAACTTGACTTTCAATCATTTGCTCTTGGCTATCAGTTACGTCAAACTTTTTTCTGAATTCTAATCTTACTTCACGATCTCTAATTGATCTAAATAGAATTTCAGGAGGCATACCATCTAGTGGATTCCATGCTTCAAGTTGTTGTATTGCTGATCCTTCTTCTATAACATTACCACCCTTCTCTAAATATGCTAGATATGCTGGTAACTGTCGTATCTCAGCTAATGAAATTTGACCTCTTGCTATATCTAATAATTCTTTTTCAAGAGTTAGTATATCAACTTCACTTAGTATGGTACCTTCTTCTATATTTTGCGTTGCACCTATTATTGTACTATTTACTACTTTTTCTGCTTCTAGATAGTTTTCTTGATCTTTATCTTCCCAAGCTTTAGCTCCAGCATTTAAAATTCTTGCAGCCATATCAGGCCATAATTCAGCTATAGTTGTTACATGACCATCATGAGCTGTAAACGTTTGCTCATATATTATATCATATAATTTACTTTGATCTACAGCATTTGTTTCAGCAATCCTTGAAAGCCAAAGACCTACTTCATCTCTAGCTTCAGCCCAAGTTCTATCACCTTTTATTGTTTCTATAGTAGATACAATCATTTCTGTTGGATTAGGCGAAGATTGAATCATAGCAGTAAAAGCTTCTTGATTCTGTTGGTCAATTCGATTTGATATTTCCAGAGCTCTTTCTTGATTATTTGCTGTTTGTATATTATTATAAAATTCTGTTGCGTTCTCAATAATTTGTGAGCGATGAAACAAAGATTGATCTATTTGATCTTTATGTAAATATAGATATGTACCTAATAATTGTTGTGCAATATAATCTCTAATTGCAGGGTTAGTAGCTTCGTTATAAGTTTGAAATGGATTATCAGGATCAAAGGCAGATACATCTACTTTTAATCCTGCAGTCATTATTGGCCAAAATGTATTTAAATGCTCTTTTATATTATTAGCATTTAAATTATCGTTCCTTAATGATTTAATGAATGGATTATTAGCAAGGTCGTAAGCAGTATAATGTAATCCTTCCTGATTTAACTCGTTAGCAGTTTGACCAGTTTCTATTGATGCTAGAAATGCACCTCCCATTTGTTCTGCTGCAGTTGGATCAACTAAAGTTGCCCCACCCTTTTGCATTGCTTCTAACAAAGTAGCATTATCTTTTAAATAATCTTGATAATTTTTTACCCCTTCAAATACTTGTTTACCAGTTTTAGTTAATGGAAGTAATTGATTAAATAGATTTTCTTGGTTTATTGCATGTTGATTATTCCAAGCAATAAAATCCTCGTATCTACGTGAAATAACTTTTGTATTCTCATCAATTTCTTCATTAGTTTTTTCTACAAAGTCAGGATATTCATTTACATATCTGTTGTATTCTGTTGGGAATGGATTTGGATTTATTCCGTAACTTGATGTCATGCGAACCCTCCTACAGTTGCTCCAATTTGAAGTGCCATTAATCCAGTATTTACAGCTTGACCTACTGTATCTCTTGGTGGCATATACATATCTTGCCAAATAGGTCGTTTCTGGACATTTGATCTGATTTCTGCTTCTTGTGCTTGTCTTTGTATTAAAGCTCTCTGTCGTGCTTCAGCAGAAGATTGACCATATAGTTGGTAAATTTGTGATTCCATAGCTCCTATTTTTGATAATGCTGTCATATATTTAGCTCTACCAAACCTACGTGATCTACTTACAGCAGTTTCTCCTGGACCAACTTTACCTTGACCATCTGTTTCATATTCAAGTAACTCACGCTGAATCTCTTGTTGTTGTAGTCTAGATTTTTTTAATTGGGTATACGCTTGACTACCTATATCTCCTGTAGTACGAGAATAACCTTTATTAACACGGCTCATTCCGTGCTTATAAGATAATTCTGAATTCCAGAATTTTAAAGATTTTGCAGCATATATTTGTTTTTCTCTAGCATAATTGATTTTAGCTTGCATTCTAATGCCAGCATTAGGATCTGGTGCGCACACGGCAAAACTCGATAAATGTTAATTGATTGGGTCCATGGGGTAATTCTCTTAGAAATTTGAACCCTAAAAATCTAAGTAATTTTAAATGTACGGTGTTACGTTTGTCAACAATATTCCATAGTAATGGCTCTGTTCTAGAATCTATAAACCTTTTAGCTTCTCTAGCAAAGGTAATAGGATACTCATGGATAGCGGGTGTACATAACATCCATATAGTATTCTCTGGTCCAACTCCAGCCATTCCGGCAGTCTTGCCGTTAGGCACCGTGAAATACACGCAGGAGCTGCTGTGAGCCGCGAAAGTTAGTTCTTTGATAGGATCTAGCCCGTGACCTTCTTCGACCTCTCTCCGGTCTTCTGGGCGTAGATTAGAGGCTACCTCAATAGCAGCCTCCACCGTAGCTGGGTGAATGTATTTATGCACGCCTATAATTTAATGTTGAATAATCACCTTCCCAAGTTAATGAATGTAACGTAGCAGGTGCTGGGTGAGTAGATGTAAGTTGTATATCTACATTCTCATTTTTATCATATACGGCAACAGTTTTTATTTCTTTCTCTAACAATGGTGCATCTGATACACTATACTCATTAAGTGTTGAAGATTCATATGTTTCAGTATAGTCATCTTTACCAACTCTTATTAATTTTGTTGAATAGAGACCTATTTTACCAAAGTTAAACTTCAATCTATGTATAACTAAAGATGCGTTAACATCACTTCTCCAACTATTTCCAGTAGGTTGTCCAAAATATATCCTAGGAAAGGATACACTGTATTCATATAGATAACCTATGTTTAATTGAGATGTAGACAATGGAGACACAGTAGCTGTAGCTGTAGCACCGCTACCACCTCCTCCATCAAATGTAACAGTAGCTCCTGAGTGATAGTTATATCCTGCATCTGTAATAGTCACGGCTGTAACAGCTCCATCTACTACGGTTGCAGTTCCAGT